TGGACGAGATTGTTGCCTTGCTCGCTTCGTTTTACATGTGCCAACCAAGACGATGCGCGCTGGATATTTGGAATGGTGGATGAAGAAATACGGCAGGGAGCGGGTAGATCGGGTGAAAACATTGGTTGAGCAGGCTTGGGCCGAGAAGTTGGCCGAGGCTAAAAAACAAACACTAGGGCATGGGAAATGAGCGCTTTAACAAAAATGCAGGCTCTCGGTAGGTTGAAGGTGGGAGAAATGAACAAGACCGAGGCAGCTTACAGGCTGCACTTGGAAATGCTTAAAGCAGCCGGCGAGATTGTCTGGTATCGATTTGAGGGTGTGAAGCTGCGCCTTGCAGACGGATGCTTTTACTCGCCAGACTTCGCTGTGATGTTTAGCACTGGTGTGCTCGAAATGCATGAGGTCAAAGGGTTTTGGCAAGACGATGCGCGAGTCAAGATCAAAGTGGCGGCTGAAATGTACCCATTCCGCTTTATGGCTGTTACGCCAAGGGCAAAAAAGAATGGCGGTGGCTGGGATAGGGAGATTTTTGAGTAAAGCTATTGCATGGCATTGAGATTCGGAAAACTTAAAAGGGGTTGTGATGGCAGACGAAGCTGAATCGGCAGAAAAGTACGAGCAAGACGAGAGGGATCGGCAAATAGCCAAAGCGCACGCAGCGGCAACAACAGAAATTCCGCTTGAGTATGAGTGCCGTGAGTGTGGGGAGGATACAAGTGGCGGGCGGTGGTGCTGTGCATCATGTCGCGACATCTGGGTTCGGAGGTTTGGCGTTTAACGGGTTAAAAAGGGGGAGTCATGGTCATTGCAGTGTCTTATTTCAACGTTGAATACGCGCCCGGCATGTACTTCAATTGTGAAAAGCAGCGCGGCACGCTATCGGTGACGAGTTGCGCAGCTCAGTACAAGCGGCATAAGAGCAACTGCTCTGGTTCGGTATGTACTGGCTGTGAGCTTGGCGCGGCCCATGCGGGTGAGCAAATCATCTATAGCCTGCCGCAAAAGCTGTGCTGCCGGTGTGGCGGAACTGACAAGCGCCTGATTCATGCCCGTATCTGTGTGTCCTGCTACAACCGGGAGAGGGAATACATGCTCGGGCGCAATGCCAAGGGTAAGCCTCCCATCCATGCGCGGGCGCTCCATGCCGTTGGTGTATTTGTTGCCAAGGCCGGAAGAATCCAGATTGGCGTTGTTGCCGATACCGCCGAGGCCGCGATGGCTCCGATACGGAAAAGCCACAAGGCTGCGATTTCATTCATGCCGCCAGGCGTGCCCGATTATATTTTTGCGCAGATGCGCTTGCTGTAAGGAAGGTAAGCGCATGGATGTCGAGAAAATAGATCACCTTTGCAGAACCTGCGGAAGCGGGCGGCTGGAAAAATACACCACAAAGCAAGGGGAGAAGCGAATTCGCTGCCCTAACTGCGAAGTGGACGCCGTGGGGTGGCGGGCATCCAAGCTGTGCTTTTGTGGGCATCGCTTCCCGAATGGCTCAAGGTCGTATCTAAAGTGCGCCAAGAACCCTGAGCGCTCCCCAATGAGCCCGCACGCCATAGTGGTGATGCTGGATGAAGATGCGGTCAAAGAACGCAGGGACAACCCGCGCAAGGCGGAAAAGAGCCGTTCAGATTGTGATGATCTGTTTGGTGAGTCGGAGGAAGCGTAGTCGTGAGGCTATGGTAGGTCATGGGTAGAAAATCAAAACTGACGGAAAAGCAATGGGAAGAGGTCGGGCGTCGTCATCTTGACGGTGAAAGCCTGCGCTCTTTGGCGCGCGAATTTGGTGTGGGTGAAAGCACGGTGCGCGAAAAAATATCCGCGCAATCCGCGCAGATCAAAAAAGTTGCAAATCAAATAGTTGAAGTGGAAAAGGCAAAAAAGAGTTTGCCCGTTTCCGCGCAAATATCCGCGCTTAACCTCGCACAACGGTTATTGATGATTTCCGAATCCCTGAGTGACGCCGCTGTGGCTGGGGCGAATACGGCAAAGCTTATCAGTGAGAGAACGCACGAGAAGCTTTCCAAGCTGCAAACTCTTACCGATGATGATGTCAAAGGGGCGATTGCCGCATCTATGGCGGTCAACCAGTCCGGCAAGATGGGTATGGACATCCTCACTCTGACTACCAAGCCTAATGGGGCTGGCGCACTGAACAATCCCGGCAATAGCGACCCAAGACATATCCAAGACCTGACCGACGATGAACTACTCGAAATCGCTCGCGGCTAAGGAGGTTGTTATCCGTCGCAAGGCGAGAGAGAGCATCCTTAGTTATGTCACGGCTATTGATGTTCCCGGCAAACCTGTTGGTGATGACCCCGATGAGGAATGTTTTAAGCCGGTAGAAACATCGCTGGCGCACCACCATCGCTTGCTACTGACCAAGCTGGAAGAGGTCAGCGAGACGCCGCACGGTCGCATGATGGTGTTTATGCCGCCGGGCTCGGCTAAGAGTACCTATGCCTCTGTGGTATTCCCCTCGCGATTTCTTGGCAAGAAGCCAAACCGCAAACTGATTCTTGCCAGTTATGGCGATGATCTGGCGCGGAAGATGGGCCGCCGTACCCGTTCGATCATCAAGCAGCGGCGCTACAAGGGGATTTTTGGCGCAGGGTTGGCCAATGAGTCGCAGGCCGCCCATGAATTTGCCTTGACCAATGGCAGCGAGTACATGGCGTGCGGTATTTTGTCTGGCATCACGGGTAATCGTGCGCACGGCATCATCATCGATGACCCGATCAAGGGGCGCGAGCAGGCCAATTCCGAAACTATCCGGCAAAAGACGTGGGATGCATACGAAGATGACCTAAAAACCCGCCTCATACCTGGCGGATGGATTGTTATCATTCAGACACGGTGGCACGAAGACGATTTGTCCGGTCGCATCCTTCCCGATGGCTGGAATGGGGAAAGTGGCAATATCCTCTGCAAAGATGGCAACGAGTGGGAAATTATCTGCCTGCAAGCGAAGTGCGAAGTCGCAAATGACCCACTTGGACGCAAGATTGGCGAATACCTGTGGCCGGAATGGTTTGACCGTAAACACTGGGCGCAGTTCGAACAGAATCAGCGCACATGGAATGCCTTGTATCAGCAGCGGCCATCTCCGCTTGAGGGTGATCTATTCAAGCCTGACAACATCCAGATAATTGATGCGTTGCCGATTGAGTCGATTGAATGGGTGCGCGGGTGGGACTTTGCCAGCACAACATCTGGTGACTGGACTGCGGGCGCTAAGCTGGGGAAACTTGGCGATGGCCGGTTGCTTATCGGCGATATGGTGCGGATTCGAGTTGGGCCGGATGATCGCGATAAGGCTTTGTCCAATGCTGCGAAGCGCGACGGGTACGAGTGCAAGCAATCCATCCCGCAAGACCCAGGACAGGCCGGTGTAACTCAGGTGAAATACCTGATACGGCAGCTTGTCGGGTACCGCGTCCATTCATCCACGGAAACGGGTAGCAAGGAAACGCGCGCTGAGCCTTTGGCAAGTCAGGTGAACGTCGGCAATGTGCTTATGCTGAAAGCGCCGTGGAACGATGCGCTGATAGCTGAACTTAGAGTGTTCCCCAATGGCACGTATGACGATCAGGTGGACGGACTGTCTCGGGCGTTCGGTCTGCTGATCGGGCGCAATCCTTCTGAAATCTTCATTCCAGACGCAAACAAGGTGGCGGCGAATGTCGCGGCTGAAATATCCGCACTTGGCACATGTGGGCGCTGTTCGGCATTCGACCGTGAAACCAAATTGTGTGGCGAGAATTTCGGGATGCAGGTAGGAGAGAATGATGTGGGTTGTGGAATGTTTATTGCCAAGTAGTATTCGTAACTGTTGATCTGTATTCCCCTGTAAAGCCCTGCTAAATTGTCGTGACGCGACAATGCGGGCATGAGTGATATTGCCCGCAAAGTAGCCTTTGACCCGAATGCACCGCAAGGCGAGCGTACTGACGCGCTCGCAGAATTGCAGCAGGCGGCCATGCCGACTAGTGTTTTGTCGATGGAAACCATCGGGCAAATCATGGAATTCGCCGACATGAACAAGTCGATCTCCCAAAACATCGTTCCATTCCCCGGTAAGAATCAAGGCAAGCCCGGTGTGCAATCGGTCAAGCTAGATGATCGGCAACTGGGAATGCATGGCGAGTATTGGGAAAAGCCTGCGTCAATGAGTTTTGACGCGCTGCGTGGGATGGTTGACCAAACCCCTGTGCTGAATGCCGTAATAATGACCAGAATCCGCCAGGTGCAACGCTTTTGCCGCGTGCAGGAAGGCGGCACTGGACTGGGATTCGCCGTCAAGCATATCGACAAAGACCACCAAATAAGCCAAAGCGAGCAAGAATCTATCAAGATGCTCAACCGCTTTTTCTCGAATTGCGGCTGGGAATTCAACCCACGCGCTCGCAAGAAACTGCGCCGCGATAGCTTCTCCGGGATGATGGGTAAGGCGGTGCGTGATTCTCTCGTGATGGATTCGTGCGCGATTGAGACAGAAATGAAGCGTGATCGTAGCCGCGGCATAGATGGCTTGGCTACGGTTGACGGTGCAACGATTCGTCTAACGCCCGAGGGTGGGTACAAGGGCGATGATGACATTTTCGCGCTGCAGGTAGTGATGGGAACGGTCAGAACTGCGTACACCTACGACGATCTGATCTATGAGCCGCGCATTCCGCGCTCTGACATCATTGTCGGCGGGTATGGGCTGGGTGAAACCGAGTTGCTGGTGCGCGTTGTAACTGGCTTCCTGAATGCCATGACGCACAACATCACCGGATTCGATAAAAACGCCATCCCCAAGGGCGTGCTGCATCTGTCTGGTGACTACACGCAAGAAGACTTGGTTGCATTCCGCCGTTACTGGAATTCGATGGTCAAGGGCGTGAATAGCCAATGGTCTGTGCCGGTGCTGGTGTCCAAAGATCAGGAAAGCAAGGCATCGTTCGAGAAGTTTGGCGTCGATTACGACGAAATGCACTTTAGCAAGTGGATGACGTTTTTATCCTCATTGATCTGCGCCATTTATGGCATGAGCCCAAGCGAAATCAACTTCGATTCGTTCTCGGGCGGCAATTCCTCGCCATTGAACGGCTCTGATACCGCTGAAAAGCTGGCAGATTCCAAGGACAAGGGCTTGCGCCCGCTGCTGTCCTATTTTGAAAACCTCTTCACTGACTACATCACTTGCGACTTTTCGGACAAGTACGTGTTCCGCTGGGCTGGCCTCGATGAAGAGGATGCGAAGGTCAAAGAAGAGCGCGCCGGCAAGATTCTCACTGTGAACGAAATGCGCGCCGAAGAGGGTTACGACAAGATGGATGGCCCATTGGGCGATGCACCGTTGAATCCTTCACTGGTTGGGCCGTGGCAAGCATTGATGCAGCAAGAGCAACCCAAAGACTTTGGCGGGCAAGCGCAGCCAAGCGGTGAAGAGCAGCGGGGCAAGGATGTGCCGGAAGGATTTGGCGGCAAGGACAAGGGCGAGGATTTTGGGCAGCAAGGAGGCAATGATGCCGGTGGGAATGACGACAAGCAGGGCGGCAGTGACGATCAACAAGGGAAAGCTCCCGAGCAAGCTGCTGATGGCGATGCTGGGGAATCTGACGACGAAAAGCAAAAGAAGCCGCTCGCGAAGTCGTTCCCGGTAGCCGATGAGCCGCTTGATTTCGGCACGCGCGAGACAGTGATCTACCGCTTGGGCGACCTATGAAGAATTTGAAGCCCGTAACCAGCATCAAGCCTGATGCCGAAGAGCCGAACAAGCCAAGCGTCCTGACCGGTGATTCCATTTATTACAAGCATCCTGAACATGGCGGCCCGCATCATGGCGTGGTGGCCGGTATCGGTAAGCATGGAATGCTTGTTGATGCTGACGGTGGCGGCGAGCATCAAGTCGAGTGGGGCGGTTACATCGCGCACCGGGCTCGGGCTGAGCGCAAGATGACTATCGTTGATCGCGGTGAAGACGGCTCGATCATGGAAGACGAGAACGGCAAGCGGGTTTTCGTGCGAGGCAAGATTGAGGATTATGATCTTGGCGCTAGTGACGATGCCGAAACTCTAGAAAAGGCACTGATTAGCGTTCCTGCTGTTCCAGTCACGCCAGAAAATCACCCGTTGAATGAAACTCTGCGCACCATGAGCAATTTACTGGATGCGGTGATTCGTGCTCAGGCCGCAATGGCAACCGATGTTGTGGTCGCGATTGCCCAGCTCAAAGACAGTCAGGCCGCACAGTTTCAGGGATTGTGCGCTGCCATTGCCATGATGAGCGAGAAAAATGGCGACATGGCCGCCATGCATCAAGCTCTGATCGCTGCGCTTACCGAGGCGCGCAAGCCGCAAGATATTTCAATACTTTAAACAAACGAACAGGAGTAAATTATGACCGCCCCAGTTGCAAGCAAAATACAACTCCCCGAAGACAGATGGCATAGCGGAAAAATGAAACGTACACAGACGCGAGTGATTGGCGCGAATACCGTACACGAGGATATGGTCGTAGTCGTTGATAAACGGGATATTGTTGGCGTATTCAAGGCGCAATCCCCTGTGGCAATCGTACCAATTGCTGCGCAAGATGGAATTACGACCGGGTTCCTATGGTTATACAACCCTGTGGCATCAACGATTAAGATGCAAATTTCCAACATCAAGATACGCTCTCAGTTTGCGGCAACGGCGATAGATCAAGCGGTCGGAGAGTTACGTCTAAGCCGCTTTACTTTCACTGGTATCAATAGCAGCGCGCTGATAACTCCGGCCAGTATCGACTCTACCTTCAATACCAATCAAGGCGAGGTAGCTGATGCCTGGGCTACTGCGGTGGCGTCGCTGGGTGCTACTATTGATGCGAATTTTTATCAAACAATGGATTCGGCAGTCGGCGCCGGTGGGAGCCGGAACCCGTTGGTTGATACTTTTAACGTCACATCGGAACACGAAGAGATTATTCTGCGACCTGGTGAAGGTGTGGTGATCTGGCACGCGGCATCGGTTACTACGAACAATAGGCGCTTGATGATTTCCGTGGCGTGGGTTGAGTTTAATTGATGACGCTGCCACGGCCACATGAATA